GATAAGTATTTTTTAAATGCTGCTACTGTGCTTTCTTCTAATCTTGAAGATTTTATATATATAACAATATTGTTCGGATAATTAGAACTTGCATTTCTTATATGTTCTGTATTAGAAGTATCTCCATATTTTGAAACTAGCTTATCACATAATATTTTGTTTTCGTCTACTTTTTTTCCATTTTCTAAAATATTTAAGCAATTTATTACTGCATATTCTCCATTGCTCGCTACACTAAAATAAGAATCGTTTTCAGTTCCATTTAAAACTAGTTTATTCCAACAATGTACTTCTTCTCCATTGTCCCAATCAAGATAATCATCTGTTAGCATCTCTTCTCGTACTGGCATAATATACTTTTGTTTTTGTGTCTTATCAGAATTTTCTATTATAGCCTTAGATGATCCTTGAGCATATTGACTATATTCCCCTACTTCTGCACCTTCTGCTATTTTAACTTTATAATCAACATAATCATTCGCATTACAATCAGTGCCTCGCGTTGCAAAAAACCAAGCAAATAAATATCTATTACTATCATTTATAGTATCTGCTACTTTATATTGCAATGTAATTACACCGTCTGTTGTATTCTGAGTTTCATCATATTTTTCATTTGATTTTGTTCCAGTATAATCCGTATTATTTTGTCTTAATACTAAAAATCCTTTGTTTGTGCTTGTATTAGATTTTACTTTTGTTTTTAAAGTTAGTGTTTTACCTGCATATTTTGTTAAATCCATTATTTTAAAACCAACCGCATTGTTTGCGTTTTTCGATGTTGTTGCAATTATTCTAAAATTAGTACTGTCAGTAATTTCTACACTAGCTTCATTAAAGTTTCTATAATCATACTTTGTAATATCAAATATATTTATATTACTACCAACAGTTTTTATTGGACTTTGATAGTCTAGTGAAGGACTTGCTCCGTGTTGTTCGTAAGCTTTATTTTCTTTTCCTTCATATATCGCAACTTCTGTTACTGTTTTATTTACATATGTAGAGTCTGTATAAATATAACAGTTAATAGCATTTGATATATCCACTGTATTTTGAAATGAACTTCCAAATGTTTTATTTAGAATTTGTCCCATACTATCTGTTATTACAAATGCAGCATGTGCTCCTGAAAATATGGTTCCATCAGAAAATTTGCCATGTAAATAATAGTATTTATTAACTTCAATCTTTGGAATATTTTCTTTTCCTAACCACTTGATTGTATTTCCACTACTTGATGTCGTATATGGTAAATTAGCATTTAATAGATTATACCCTTCTCTTGTCTCCTGCTCGCTATTTCCACCAACTTTAAACTTTCTAAATCGCATATTCTTTGCTGTATTATTTAATGTTATATTTTCTCCTTTTTCGCTCACTGTTGGTAATACATTGGTTATATTTCTTAAGTTTTCTAATTCTTCTTGTATATTCCCTGCATTAATATCTAGTTTTTCCCAATTTTCATTAAGTGTTTTTTCAATATCAAATTTATTATTTAAATCTGTTTCACTGGTTGTATCCCATTTAAATAATTTTAAATTTTCTGTTTCTTTTGACATCTTTCTACCCTTTCTAATTTTAAAATATACATTGATTAACTTATACGTTTCCACATATAGCATGTGATATATGGCTGTACATTTGAACTATCACTAGTCTTTCCAAATACTCCCAAACCTTCTGTCGAATTTTCATCATGACTTATAGTGTCTAGCCCTACATCACTTCCGCCTAAAAAGGCTCTCCTATTTTCTTTAAACGTAACATCATTTATAGTAGAATTAAAATCCATATAAACTCGGCTTGGATTAGATGTATAAAACATGTTAAATCCTGCTTTTAATGTTCCAGAATCATGACTATGTACTTTCGATCCTCCTGTTTTCTCTACTGTATTAAAGTCAGAGTCACCTGAATCCACACCAACAGGAACCTTTCCTTTTCCCCACAACTCCCAAGTTCCAAAACCTAGATAAGCCGATGGATTTACACTTGTTGTTTCCATCCTTATATGACCGATTGGATTTTCTGCTTGTATCATTGCTTGTATAGCTTTTTCTATGTTTTCCTGAAAGAGATTAAATGTTTCTGCGCTTACTTTTGTAACACCGTCTTGAAAATTAATTTTATCCATTTATTTTTTCCTCCAATTCTTTTATTTTTTCTTGTAATTGTTCTATTATTTTTTGTTGTTTTTGCATTTTTATATCAGTTGCTTTTTGTTTTAATATTAAAAATTGTTCATAATCAACTGAATAATACATTGTATCATCATTTTGTTTGTATTGAACTTCATATACTATCTCGTAGTCAAGCGGATTCTTATTATACTTTTTAAATATTTCTACTAAATCTTGTGCTAAGATACCAAACGTTATTAATCCATTTCTGTTATCCACTTTAAATTGTTTCATTTCAACTTCTTCTATTGCTTTTATTAAATCATCATCTATATTTTGTATTTCTCTTTTTAATCTTTTATCAGATAATGTTCCAACATCTGTATCATCTACATAAAAGACCAACTTTCCACTTGACATCCAATGTACATGATATTCATGTCCTGATGCTCCATACACCAGTTTATTTCCCAAATAGCTAGGGATATCTCCGAAGTTTACACTTCCAGCTACTAATCCAGAATTAAAAATAGTTATTTTGGCACCTATTTGAAAACGATCACTTGCATAAATTTCTTTTCCGCATTATATGACCTTCGTCTGATAACAAGCAATTACAATCTTCTGTTCCTATTCTGAAACTATTGCTTCCAGCTTGATTTTTAAAAAAACTTATCTTATCAAGTATGTTAATCGTTTCATATCTAGCTCCTTGCTGTGGAAAAATTCCCATCATCATATTGTTAGTATTAACATCATAAAAATATAGTGCTCCTCCTGCTGGATCTCCTTCTATTCGGACTCCTCCAGTTGTAATTCCTGTTCCTATCCCATTAAGCAAAATATCACAAGCAGTTAAAACAAGGCTTCCTCCCCAAGTATCTGAATTTTTTGCTCCCATACTGAAATCTTTTATATAAAAAATCGGATAGAATTTTTCATCCGATTTCGTTTTTATTCCCCATGCCATTCCATTATCTATATCTTTTTCGTACTCTCCTTCTACTGAAAAGGCTATATATTGTTTATCATCTACTGTTTGTACTCCCATTTCACCAAATGGTGTTACTTCTCCACTTTTATAAAAATGTTCTCCTTCCTTGTCAAAACTTGCTATAACGTTATTACTGTTATCAACAAGACACAAACTTGCATTATTATTAAATACCATCATCTTTATAAAATCTGATATTTTATTCCATGCAATTCGAACACTTTCATAATCTTGTATCATTTTAGTTCCAAATTCTGCATTGTCTACTTTTTTATTAACTTCTGTCATTATTTGTGATGATGTCTGCGAAATGCTAGTATTCATTTCGACTTTAGTTGCAAATGTATTTGCTAAATCACTTTTTGTCGCCCACTTAGCCTGTATCTCTGCATTAAAATATTTTATTTTAAGTATATTTACTCCTTCTTGTAGTACTATATGTATTTCTCCTATATCTTCTATTTCTTCATTATCTTTTATTGTCCCATCACTATTTATTCTTCTTATTATTTGCGCTTGTCCACTTTTTATCATATATTCATCTCGTACTTCTCCATTCTGTCTTAATTCATCTATAACATTTAAATTATACTCTGTTGAATTATTCTCTTTATCTGTTACTATTAATATACTTGCATCTTTTCCTAATGTAACATTATCTCCAAAAAGCAATTCATCGCTCATAAATTGATATTTAAATACTGTATTATTTCCATATATATTTAACGTTAATAATTCACCATTTATACAATTATTCAATGTTAATTCAGTTACTCCTGTTGCATTCTCAGTTAAATCTGCTATATTTGATACTTTATCATTTATACTATCTATAGTTTGTTCATGTTCTGTTAGTTTTTTAGAATTTTCAGTTGATTCTTCAACTAAGTCTTGTATTTTCCCTTCATTTTTTTTTGCCAGCCTTTCAACTTTTAAAGTTTTCTTTTCTTCTTTTGTTGTAACTTTGTATTCTGTATTTGTCTCTTCTGGTAATTCCGCTTCTATATCACTTGATATTCCAGTATTAATTGTTATATTTGCTTTCAAATAATAAGACTTATATAAACTATCTTCTTTATCTCCTAATTCTATACATACACATGGTTTTAACCACATTACACCAACATCAGAAGCCTCAAAAGAATAATATTCAAGTCCCTTTATCTGTTCAAACATTCCTTTAATAACTTTTTCCCTTTGAAATTCAATAAATTCATTTTCATCAAATCTAATTTCACATCTTCCATTTTGTGCTATGCTCTTTTCGTCTGTTTCTTCAATATTGTCTTCTACATCTCCACGACCTAAAACCAGTGCATTTGCAGGTCCAAACTTTTCTTTTATTGTTAAATCTGTTAAATATGATTTATCTAATTTTTCTGTAACCTCATTATCTACTTTATATAAATTTAATTTATTGTCTTCTATAAATGCAGTTGTCAATGTTGCCTGTACTACTTTTTCCAAAACATCTCTATATGTTAATTCCTGTGCTGTGAAAAAATCCTCTTCAACATCTAAATCAGCATTATAAAAATCTGTGGAATATAATTCTACTCCACAGACTTCGCACATTTTTTGAACTAATTTTAACATTTTGCAAGGATATGTTAATTGTAATTCTGACTGTTTAAATGTTTTCATGAATCTAATCATTCTGTCATACCCTGTTACTGTTATTTCATCTTTTTTCTTGCTATCTTCGATATCTTTTATAAAATAATTTCCTAAATCTATATATTCAAATTTGTTATTAATAAATAGTCCATATTGGAAATTAATATCTTTGTCCTTTATTTCATTTGCATTTTTTACGGTAATTTCAACTTGCTTCATTATTGTTTTAAACAATTGACCATCAAAACTATATTTTAGTTCTTTTGCTATTGTTTCTTTCTGTTTTCTTAATTTCCAAACTGGCAATGCATTAAAAATATGTACTGGCATCATATGTATTTCTTTAACTGTTAATTCACCATCACATATACTTAATTTTATATTTTGCTGTTTTATCTTTTTCGTTATGCTCTTAAATTCATTACTTACACTCATGTTAATTGTGGCCTCCTATCTATTGCAGTCAACGTTACTGAAAATTTATCCCAATAACCACCACACGCAAGCGGACTACTTTTTATTACTTGACCATTGTAAAAATCTTCTGAAAATAAATCACCTTGTTTATAATTACTCATTTCTTTTTCTAATGAAAATTGAACATCACTTAAAAAAGGATGTTCAAGCAATTTTTTTATTAAATTATATTCTTCATCTGATACTATCCCAAATTTTATTTCTAAAGTTGTAAAATATCCAATAAAAGTACCACTATAATGTCCATCTAATGTATTTCTTCCAGTTCCATCACCCCATAGAGGCTCTGATCCAGGAATTAATTCTATAATTCCTGGTACTTGAATATTATTTACTATTAATTTTGGTTCATACATATTTAGCCTCCATTCGTTGCAAATCTATTTTTATTTTTAATTTTTTCAAGCTTTTTATTTAATTCATATCCATCAATATATAAATTAAAATCAAGACTTAGATTAATTAGAATTTGTATTATTTTTTCAAGTAATTCTATAACTTTTTCGTTATTTCCTAATCCCATTTCTTGATTAGCCTTCTTATATAATGACATTAGTTTGTCTTCCGGTGCAACTACCTCACCTTGATGTCTGTTATCACCTATCATAGCCAATTGAGGTGTGTTTGCTTTTACATAACCACCTTGTGCTAAATATGGAATTTGCGGAACAGATACTGAAGGTAACCAACTAAATGGTTGAAAACCTGCAATAGTAGCATTTCTTATCATTCTCAATGCTGTATTAATAGAATTGAATGGAATAGATACAACTCTATTAATTCCCCTTATTAATGAATTAACAATATTTCTAAAAGTATTTGCTATTCCTTGTTGTATTCCCTCAAATATTCTTCCTCCTGTGCTAAACACATTTTTTACAGCATTCCACGCATTACTAAATATATTTCCAAACCATGATGCAACATTTCCAAAAACATTTTTTATGCCTTGCCATGCTCCAGACGCTCCATTTTTAAGTCCGCTCCATAAACTTCCAAAAGCATTTCGTATTGGATTTACTATTGTATTATTAAACCATTGACCTGCATTATTCCAAGCATTTTTTATTCCTTCCCAACATTTACTTGCAGTTTCTTTTACTTTATCCCAATTTTTTATTAATAATACTACAATCGCAATTAATGCTGCTATAGCCGCTACAACTAATGTTATTGGTGATGTTAATACTGCTAACGCTGCATTGAATAGCCACGTTGCTGCTGTTGCCGCTGTTGTTGCCACTGTACCAGCAATAGTTGCTGCTGTATTTGCAATTTTAGCCCCTGTGTTTATAACCCATTGTGCTGCCTGTTTAACTAAAGCTGCCGTTCCTGAAGCAATGCTTACCACAAAATCTTTCGCATACATCAATGTTAATGCAATCGTTTCTGCTTTATCTGCAATTTTTGCAATTACATTCCCTAAAATAGCATTTTTTAGCAATCCCAATGCTGCAATTACTCCTCCTGCCTGTTGTATAAAAGACATTAATTCTACAACCTTCCACGCAATAAAAAATCCTAATACTGCAATTTCCATTCCAGTAACTACACTTTGATTATTATTCATCCAATTTCCTATTTCCGTTAAAACATCTGCCAACAAATTCAGTGTATCTACTATTACTCCACCTGTCCACTTTGCGACAGGCTCTAAAAAATTATTCCAAAACCATTGAAAAATTGGTTCAAAGGCTGTTATTAATGGATTTAAAACAGTTAATGCACCTGCAACTAAATTCAAAAATGCTGGAAGTAAATCTTGTATAGTCCATTTGGCTAATGGGACTAAAACATTGTCATATAACCATTTTAAACCATCTTTTATTATGGTTATCAGTGGTTGTGCTGCTTCTTTTACTTTGTTAAAAGAGTTAATAAGCGGTTCAAAATTAATATCGCCAAATATTTTTCCTATATCACTTGCTTGTTTTTTTAGATTATTTGTTAAATTTAGTCCACTTGTATCTATTTTTCCTCCTGCACCACTTCCACTTGAAGAACTATCACTATCATCTTTCTTTAATATTTGTGCAGTATCAAATGAAGCCAAACTTTTTAGATCTTTAGCAGATTTTTTGGCACTATCTCCAATTCCACTCACAGCATCACTCGCTTTTGATGCATCTGATGCTAAATTTGAAACAGTACTTGTACTATCATCTCCGCCAGCATTTCCGAATATCATTTCTGTAAATGATTTAAAAGCATTTGCCAACACTTGAAGTTTAGATAGTACCATATTTATTCCTTTTACTATCGGTGTAAATATGTTAATAAATCCTTGTCCTAAAGTTGCCTTTAGTTCATTAAATCTTAAGCCTAATACCCTTGTTTGGTTTGCCCAACTATCACTTGTCCTTGCAAAATCTCCATTTGCTATATTCAATTTATCTAATACAAATTTATATCTTAAAGCCACTTTTTCCTGTTCAGACATTTTAGACGTTGTTTTTCCATAACCATTTGCCAATGCATATTGGTCAAGTGCATTTTGTGTCATTACAACACCTAAATCCTTTAAAGTTTCTGTCTCACCTGTAAATACTGACTTTAATTTTGTGTATGCTTCATCACTTGATAAATTGTAAAAAGAAGCAACATCACCTGTAAGTCCTGTTAAAGTTTCTGACATTGCGAGCGCTTCTTTATTAGAAAAGTTAAATGCTTTTGCCATTGCTCCAAATGTACCAACATATTTTTTGGTTACTGTTTGTCCTAAACCAAATTGAGTTATTGCATTTTCAGCAAATCTATTTACTTCTGTATTTAAACTTCCAAAAGTAACATCAACAACATTCTGCACTTCTGTTAAATCAGAACCTAAATCAATACATTCTTTACCAAAATTTACTATTGCTTTAACAGAGAATGCTGCTACTGCTAATTTACCAATTTTCTTTAATGAGTTCTCTATTCCTGAACTTTTTATTGTATTTGTTGTATCTTTTAGTCCTTTATTAAATGGATTTGAATTTAATAATAATTCAAAATCAACAGAGCCCACATTCGTACTCATACCTACTCCTCCCCTCTTTTTTAGGATAAAAGCAGGTATTGGCTAACTACTCACCACTAATGGTCGTGTTGCTCACTCTGTCTTTTTCATCTATATCAATTTTAATTGTTTTCTTACATCTTATACATTTTATTTCACCCTTGCATTTTTCAACCTTTAATAAAAGTTGATTACAATTAGGGCATCTTACTTCTGTCATTTGTTATCACCAGCCATTTCTTTAAATGCTTTTTGAAATTCTGTAATAACTTTTTCATAATCTTCTTTGCTCATTTTCTTTGCTAATTTATTTCTATATTTCCATCTTATATTTTTTTGCTCTTGTGTGAAGTTTTTTAACATTTCTTCATCATCTTCACTGCGAATTTGAACAATGTTTCCGCAGTGGTGTATCTGGCATCAACCCAGATATAAGATTGCACAATTCTGCATAACTCATTGTGTCTATTTCTTTTCTTATTCTTATTCCATATTGTTTTGCTAAACTTGCCTCAATTAAAGGCCAGTCTTCTTCCATGTCGTACCATAATTCTGTTTCATTATTTGTTTTGAAATCGTTTTTCCATTTCCTCATAAGTAATTTCATTTACTTGTGCCATTATTGCTATAATAATAACTTTTAAGTCTGCAACTTTTACTTTCATTCCTTTTATTTCTTCTAATGCTTCTTTTCCTAGTAATAATTCTATTGCTTTAAATAATCCATCTAAACTATCGTCTTTTTTAAATAAATCTTGTGCTTTCAACATTGTTTCTGCTCCGCAGTCTACTTCATATGTTTTACCTTCTGCTATTGTTATTGTTTGTGGTTCGTGACTTAATTTTGAACTAATATCTATATTTGCCATTTCAAATTCCTCCTAAATATATTTATAAGAGGCCTTTAAGGACCTCTTACTTTTTAATATCTTATTCTTTTACCTCTTGTGTAGTTTCAACACTTTGTGGTGATGCTTCTGTGTATGTTGGTTTTCCATTTGACATTACATCAAATTCTAGCGGAATAACTTCTGTTGATTTTCCAGCTCCCCAGTTTGTTATGTTAAATATTGCATTTTCAAATACTAATTTTGCACCATTTGGAAATGTCCATTGTAAACATCCCTCAACATCTCTACCATTTTTCAATGCTAACCCTGCTATATAATCATTTCCAGTATCTCCAAAATTTCTTTTTCCAGAAATTGAAATAGTAACAGATTTAGAAGTCATCAATCTTCTAACCCATCCTTTTTGATCTAATGGATTCCATTCTTCTACTCCATTATCTAATTTGACTGAGAAACTTTCCATATCTGCTATATCTGTTAATGCTTCTTTAGTTGCTCCAACTTGAAATTGGTTTTCATATACTGGATATACTCCTGTTTTAGTTGCCATTATTTTTCACCCTTTCTATATAATAAATTTAATTCTATTGAAAACTTGTAAATATTGTTTTCATCTGCACCTAAATCAATAGGTCCATTATATAAACACTCAATTGAGCAATTATAATCATCAATAAAAAAAGAACTACAGTCTAATAGTTCATAAATCTTATTGGCCATCTTTTCAGCCATATTATAATTTTTTGTCCATCTTAACAGTAATGTAACTGGTAATATTCCATAACTTTTCAACTTTTTATATTTAGAATTATCTTCTAATTGTCTACGATTAGCATATAAAGCAATTGCTCTATCTTGATTTTCATCCATTTGACCTATGTACCATTTTGGACACTCTGTAATACTAGTTTTTAAATAATCTCTTATTTTAGATACACTAATTCTTGCTATCATTATCCATTTCTCCTTTTTAACATTTGTTTAAAATATTTTATTGGTAAATCTTTCTTGTTTCCATTAATATAATCATCAAAATAATACTGTTTTGCATTAGGGTTTTTACCTTGTTTTATATGTATTTCTGGGTCGAAATAAACCTTTCTTGAATATACTGTATCTACAACTATTCTAGCAACACCTTTTATAACTTTTTTATCATCTACAAAAGTGCTATCATTTTGCATTGTACCAGTATCAAATGGCATTGTTTGACTTTGAATTAAATCTGTTTTTACCGCTTCTGCAGTATCTATCAATGCTAATCTTGCATTTTCTAATAATTCATTTATATTTTTAGTATTATATGTTATTTTCATATTAAATCAACTCCAATGTTGTATGATGAACGGTTCCGTCTGGATTTCTTGGTCTACTTGCTTGATAAATTTCATACTCTATGTCATTTATTATTACTTGTCCACCACTTATTTTCTTTATAGTTGGTGCTATATCTCCAAGTAATATTACTTTTCCCACAAGTTGAATCTTTCTTCCATCTGAACTAATTATAATTTTAGTTGTTTCAACAAATCTACATTTTTGATTTTCTAAATTCAAAGAAGTTAAAGGCTCACCATCTTCTGATAAGCCTTCTTGATATATAACTACATCACATTTATTATTTAATAATCTTTCCAAGTGCTTTGGATTTAACCTCTTTATCATATAACCCTATTTGTTAATCCTGTTCTTTTTAAATAGAAAAAGGCTAATTTTGATATATTTAGTTTATCTGCCATATCTTGTGATTCCTTTTCATTTACTGTTAAGTCTCCACCTATAGAATAACTAGATATACTATTATCATCATATAATCCTTCTTCTTTTATATATTCAGCTTGCAAGCAAGTTGCTTTGATTATTAAATCTTTTTGTTGTGTTGTTAAATTATTAAATCCTCTTCTTTCAACTCTTGTCAATGTCGCTCTGTTGACATCTATTGAGGCAAACTCCAAATATTTTTCTATTTCTTCATTCTCTAATACTTTAGAACCATATTTCGAATAGTCCCCTTTTGTTGCATAAACATTTATCATTTGCAACACCTCTTATTTTACTTTCTTTTCTAATTCTGCAATTTTTGCTGTTAATTCTTCATTAACTTTTGCTAACTCTGTCTTTTCTTCTTCAACTTTTGTTATTTTTGCTGTTAATTCTTCATTAACTTTTGAAATTTTCTTTAATTCTTTTTCTAAATCTTTAGAAGCTACTTTTTTAGTAGCTCCTAATTTAGAATATCCTCTTGCCTCATATTGTGCTAATTCTTCCTCTTCGATAGACAATAATACATTATCTTTTACTATTTTTATTTTAGACATATTAACCTCCTATTCTCCAGCATATTCAGTTGTGTCAACATCAACATATATACTGTCAATTTTATTATCTTTTCCATTTGGGAATACAAATGTATCTGATAAACTTCTATCTTGATATAGATATCCATCACCTTCTGTATGTTGACCTGGATTAAAATAATAAATACTTGCAATTTTAGGAACTGTTTTAACAGTTAATGGAGAAGCTATTAATACATTAATTTTATGAGAACCTGTTACCGCTGCTACATGGTTGCCTTCATTTGCTGCTACTTTCTTGACTGGTACAAATCCATCTGTAAAATCAAATTTATCATAAAATCTTTCATCATCAATTACTTCTATTAATGTTACACCATCAATATCTGTAATTCTTGTTTCTATACCAATTCCACCTTCTGCAATTTGTGTCATTTCTATTTTTCTTGTAAAGTCTGTAGATTGTTCTAATAAATCCATAATTGTAGAATTTACATATGCAATTAATGCACCTTTTGCTACGTATCTTCTTAATTTTCCAGCACTTAACATTGCTTTTAATTTTCCATATACATTTTCTTTTGTATATGAAGACAATGCTGTTGAACTATGATATCCATCTAATTTTTGTGCTTCTGTAGCAACTTTTGAATAGAAATATGCATCCATTTCTGGTATTTGTTGTGTTTTGTGGAATACTTCTGAAATTTTTTTAATAGATGCTGTTTCATTTGTTTCATCTACATCTATTTTGTCAATCATAAATTGAATGTCTCTATCGTGTGTTAATGTGAATGGTACATCAGTTTGTTCAACTGTTCCTTTATTCCATCCACCTAATCTACTGTGTGATTTATAACCACTTGTGCTCATTTGTGTAAAATGAAATGTTTTTGCACTTAACCATTTAACTGCTGTAGTTACGAATGGTGAAGTTAAAGAATCTTGCTCCATAATTTCTAATAGGTCTGGAGACCATACCTCTGCATAATTTAATGCCATAATTAATTACCTCCTAAAATGAATTAAACCTGTTCCATCTTTTTGTGGCTACAGGCTTTTTGTTTTTTTGACTTTCATCAGAGTTACTTTGTGTTGCTCCGAATTTAAATCCTTTTTCTTCTTTTTCTTCTTCCTTTGCTATTTTTAACTCAGGAAATTCAGAAATTACTGCGTTGATTTCATCTTCTAGTTTCTTAGCATCTAATACACCGTTTTCTAGAACTTTTGACATATCAACTAATCTTGCTGCTCTTTCAACTTTCTTAACATCAACACCTACTTTGGCCATAGCAAGTGCTATTTTGTCAGTATAGTCTGCTTGAACAGTCTCTTTTTGCTCTTCTTGTCCTTTGTCTTCTTGTTTGTTTTGAGTGTCTTGAACTTGTTTAGAAGTTTCACCTTGTTCTGCTTTTTCAGCACCTTTGGCATACATTCTTTTGATAAATCCATCTAACTCATCTTGATTTTTGAAAACTATTGAACCGTCGTCACCTTTTTGTGCTACTTGTTTTTTAGTTTTCTCACCCTCATTTTTGTTTTCAGTTTTTTGCTCTTTTTGAGCATTATCTGTTGTAGTTTGAGTATCTACATTTTCTTTTTTTTCGTCTTCCATATTGGAACCTCCCCCGTTTAAGGTCCGTCGACCATAATTTTTGCAATAAAAAAAAGAGCCTATTTAAAGCTCTAATTCTAAAAATGGCACAAGTTAATGGATTTGAACCACTACAAACAGTTTTGGAGACTGTTGTGCTACCGTTACACTAAACTTGCATATAAAAAACACTTACATTTCTATAAGTGCTTGTATATTATTTATCTAAATTATCAATTGCATATTGTGCTTCACTTTTTGTGAAACCTTCTACTGATGATGTTAATTGATTATAAATTGCTTTACTTGACATACTCATACTTGTTTGATATGTCTTTGCTTTTTCCAAAGCATTCCTATTCCAATCTGCTTCTATGTTGTCTATTGCATACTGTGCCGCTTCTTTTGTAAATCCCTCCGCTGATGAAGTTAATTGATTGTAGATACCTTGCTTTGACATATGCAGTGAATTAGAATAAGTTTCTGCTTTTTTTAACGCATTTTTTTCTTCTGCAGTAGGCTCTTTACCCAAAGAATAAACTATATTAATTTTATCTCCTTGATGTACTACTGTATTTGCTGAAATACTTTGACTAACAAAATTTCCTTTTGCAATATCGTTTGAATATTCTTCTGTTATTTTACCATTAATCTTATTAGCATCTATCCATGCTTTTACTTCTTCCTTTGACATAGTACTGAAATCTACAATAGTAACTTCTACTGAATTATTTTTTTGATAATTATTAGTTGAAGTATCAACAGTATTATTATTTTGTGATGTACCTATAATTATTCCTATTACTATAATAATTATCCAAAACCACCATTTTTTATAAATTGGTTTCTTTTCATTTTCTGTATGATTTGCCATGATAATTCCTCCTTTTATTTTATTCTAAAAAGAGTATATCATTTTTTTTCGACCTTTGTTGTCGAATTTTGTCGAATAATATAAAATTTTATTTTTTATTAAACCATTCATCTATCTTTCCATTTTCAACAGCTATTGAAAACTCTTCTGCCTCTTTTTTCATTTCTTCTGTTATTTCAATTTTTTCATTTATTGGTATTGGTTTAGGTATCTCATTTATCCATCTAGGATTTTTCATTAAATTTCCCTCCATAATAAATAATATTTACCATCTATTTTCTTTATATTTTCAACAATAAACCTACTATTTCTTGGATATAATATTTCAGATTCGTCTGGATTAAAGTTTCTTAAATCTTTTGCTTTGTTTGATACTGTATATATTACCACATTGGCATTTTCATTATATTTTGATTTACTTGAAAAAGATAAATATTCATTAAACATTATTGGCTTATTAAGCTTATTCATATGTATAAATTTTTTTAATTCTTTCTTATCTGTTATATCTAAAACTCTAACTATATTCCCATTATAATTTTTACATTTATCTAATGCTTTATCTAAATGATTAACTATATTTTGTTGAATATTATCTAGTTTAAGATTATTTCTTAATATTTCATTTATTTTGTAGCTTTCTGAACTAATGTATTGGTTTATTGCATATTGTTCATCATTTGATAAACCTATTTTACTACTTTCTATTTGATTTTTCAATTCATTAGCCTTATTTTGATAATTTAATACATTTTCAGGTAATAAACTACCTGCTACTAATCTTTGATACTGTTTCTGCCTTTGTTGCAAATATTGAGTATATTTATCTTCTTCATTATGATTTTGTTTTGCTTTTATTACTTCTTCTGGTTCATCATTTATTCCTTCGTAATATGTACTAACTCCATGATGGCATCTAGGATGAAATAAGCCTCCTGATATTGCTGTACTTAACAATGGGTATTTTCCATCTTTTTCTGTTCCTCCTGACCATACATCATCTATATATACTCTTCCCTCCCATGGTGTACACTTATCACAGGCACCGCCATGTTTTGATACATATACTAATGAGTTGCCTAATTTTTTACGCATTTCACCTTCGCCCATTAGATTAGCTCTTTTGTTTGCCGTTCTAATAGCCATATCACAGTAATCAGCAATATTATGCCTTGAACCATTACTATATTCAATGCAATTAAAACCTCTTGTTAAAAAATCTTTACTAGCCATATCAATTGCTTGTTTTATTGTTCCAGCCCCTGTATTAGCAAATACTTGTGCTTTATATATTATTTGTCTGTATTGATCATTTGCCATTCTTAATGTTGCATATTTTACATCTTTCATGTCATTTTTTGTGGTTTTTATTAGTGCATCTAATTTTCTATGATTTAATCCAAAAAAAGATCCACCTAATTGTGAATCTTCTTTTCTTATAATTCCTGACTGTATTGCCTGTTTATTTGTTCTTCCTGCACCTTCTTTGAATTGTTCTTTTATATGTTTATATAAATATCTATTTAACCCTTTTGTGTTGTTGTTAAATATTTCTTTATTTGCCTTTTTATAATCTTCAAATTGTTTTAATTTCAGCGCTTGCCATTGTGGCCAGTCAAATCCTTTTGCTTTTTCATCTTCTTTATGACTCCATAATGTTCTTTTCATAGAAGTAATTAATTGTAATTCAATTTCTTCCATTACTTTTTTTATATCATATTCATTTTGCATTTAATCACCTACTCTAATGGTTCCATTATATTAGGTTCTTCTTTTTCAATTATTCCCGCTTCTTCTTTTAACCTTTTTACTTCTTGTTCTTTTTCTGCTTTAGTTAAACTATCTCCATACATTGTATCTACAGTCTTTTCAATGCTCATTACATTTTGCCCTGGTCTAGCCTTTGAAACTGTTTCTACTGTTGCTTCAAAACTAGGGTTAGCATATTCTTTAAAATCTACTGTTGCTTCATATTTGCCTGCTGTTTTTTTCTGCGCTTTATCATATGTTTTTAGACATATTTCAACTAACTTAGGAATAACTTTTTCTAATACATCTATTACTTTCCCTCTTGTATATTGTGTTGCTTTTTCTTTTTCTCTTTGTGCATCTGCATTATCAAGTTTCTTTACATCTATTCCAAGGGTACTAGGACTTATTAATCCTTGTAAACACAAATCTAATGCTGTTATATATGACTGTAGCATTCCTTCATAATCAAAATCTCCTTTTTCTCTTGTAATCTTGCTACTTTCTGTTTCTGATGTTGTACTTCCAACTTTAGCATACCTGTTATCAAATGTATTTGGCTTTAATAATTCTCCATTATCATTTGTTGGAATTAAATCCTCTGGAATATATGTTATTGTTCTATTATCTCTTAATGCATCTATCCATTTACTCCATACTTCATCAAAACTGTCAAAAGCATCTAATTTCTTTTCTAATATACTTTGTCCTCTACCTTTGTATTTCTTTGATTTATTAAACATCATAGGCACAGCCATCATAAATTTAGTATCTGTTGGTTCTTTCAAGTCTACTGTTTCTGGAATAGAATTGTAATCTTTCATTAGCTGGGCATTTTTATATAATTCATATTTTATGCCATCTTTAGAGTATTTTTCAAACAAAGTATAACAAGCATCTTTTTTAGGATATTTATTTTTAAAGTTTATTCCTGTTATTCTCCCTCTTGTATATTCATAATCAACATCTTGTCCAGAATAAAACTCTATTATTGGATATTTGCTTATATCTGTATCATAACTTATTTTAAAAGCTCCATCACATTGTACAAATACATCAATTATTGCTTGCTTTAATGTTTCTTTGAAGTCATTTTCTTTTGCTATTTCTTCCCAATTTGTTTGTGCTTCGTTGTTTCCTTTAACTTCTATTTTATTAAAACTATCAACAATTATATCGGCTAACATATCAACTATCATAGCAGGTAACCCAGTATGTATTTTTCTAATATTTATACCAGTTGTACTTTGTGCTGCCCAAAACTTCGCATTTCCCATTAAATCATCTGTTTGTGTATAATACTGATGTAATTCTGAGGCATCTCCTCTATACCACAATAGATTTCTAAAACAATTACCTTCAAATGTATTTGTTTCTTGTATTGTTATTGTATCTCCTACACTTGGCTGTATTTCTAACCAATTTCGTATTACATTTTTTATTTTATCGTTGACTGTTCCCATTTTATTCCTCCATTAAATCTTCCACTATCGCTATTACTTTATTAATGTCGACGTCTACAAAATTTTTTAATGATTTTATTTCATATCCTATTATTTCTCCCTTTAAATTTGTCGTAGTTTTTATACTTTCAGCTTTCACTTTAAAACTTAATCCATTATCTAAATAAAATGTAAATGTTTTCAACTTTTTTATTCCTCACTTTCGTCTTTAATCAATTTCTTTATTACTTCCCAATTACCAATTTTCTTTTTGTGTGGTAACCAGGCATACTGGCAGCCATTTATTGAGTGGTCGTTACCATCTTCGGGTTGGTTGTCTTCATCAAATGAATATTTGTTACACTCATCTATATAGTCTTTGCAAGTTTCAACAATTAAAAAATCACCAGTATTCAACCAACTTTCTTGTAGTTGAACTCTAGTGATTATCTTTGTCTTTTTCCATGCATTTTCAAAGTTATATACTAATGCATTTTGCCTTTTTGCTTTATTTGCTTCCATTATTGTTCCTTGGTCTGCATTATCTATAAAACAAGTTCTTGCAAATCCCCATTCATTTTTGAACTCTTCCATAAATTCAACAATCCATTGAACTACATCGGATGGTGCGAATGGTATTGTTCTATCTCTATTATTAAATGTTCTTTCTTTCAATAAAACACATTTATTATCTGCTGTTATGCCTATTCCTTCTAATGTTACCTTATCGTGGCTTTCTTTTGAATATGATGTATCACAACCAATAGAAAATAATTTAAATTTCATTTTCTTTGCTTCTTCTAATGTTATTATGTTTTTAGGCTGTAAATTAAAGCATAGACCTGTTGCTTTTCCTCTTAATCCTTGTATTTTGTTTTTATACATCTTTGTTCCTATCGGTGTTGCGTCTATTTTTTCTTGTATATCTTCTTTGGTTAATGCTGCATTGTCATAAAATGTAAAATACCAATGCACCCAGCCTTGCACATGTGGTTCTTTTAGTTCTTTTAGTAATTCTGTTGGATAATCTTGTTCATACTTAGGTATTGGCCTACTTTTATTTATAAATTCTTTATAAATATCTAATGATGGATCATCTGGGTTTGATGTTGTCATCATGTATTTACATCTATGTGTAACTTCTCTCATAAACTCCATATCTGCTAAATTTACTTCATCAAGATATACGCAACCAACTTGTCCACCTAAAACTTTTTTCCATCTTTTTTTATCACCATAACCACATACATATATTATCTTTTCACCTTTATTTGTATCATATCTTATATGTGGTAATCTTATTTTGTCTTTTCCTTTAGGCCAGTACTCTGCTATATCTTCAAATTGTTCTAGTAAACCATTTTCAGAGTTTATAACATTCTTTTCTACTGTTCCTACATCATCTCCAGCAATAATATGATACTTTTTATCAGAATCAGCAACCATGCACATAAATTTAAATATTCCTACTGTTGTTTTCCCTGCTGCAGTTGTTCCTTCTAAAAACTCTCTCTTGCATTTGGTTTGTAAGAACTCTTTATATTTTTGACTTAATTTTAACATTACACATCATCTGCACTTTGCATTTGATTTAATATGTCAGATATAGCATTTTTCTTTTCTTCTTTTTCTTTAACATTTACATCTATTTTGTCATTAAATATTCCTAAATGTCTTCCTAACAATTCAAGAGCTCTAACTTTATCACATGAATCTACTTGTATTCCAAATTTGCCTTCTTTTATTCCAGATAATGCCTTTTTTTGTTCTTCTGTCAATTCATCGGTAGGTGTAAACTCTATTCCAGTATATTCTTCTTCCTTATAATCAACTATATCTTCTCCATCGAATATTGGTACATTTCTTTTCATCTTCTTTAATTTTGCATAATCACTTGCCTTTGAAAAAGCTATTGCTGCTAATTCTTTTATTACCATATCTTGTGTTATTTCTGTTCTTTGTTCTCGTTCTTTTATTTTATCTGATACATATATTTGGACGTTAGCTTTTGTTAGCAGTCTACTTCCATTTGCTCTTGCTGTTTCATCTTTTTTACAATTAGGATAAGCAACCTTATATGCTCTTGTCGCATTAAGGTCTATTAAATACTCATCACAAAATCTTTTTTGTGCATCTGTCATATAAGATTACCTCTCTTTCTTCTATTTTCTTTTAAACTGTTTTATCATTACATCTATTATTGTAACAAAAATAAAAAGAGTAAATGCTATTATTATTACTCCTAAACAACTTAATATTATTCCTAAAAATATGTTCCACATAGTCTTATACCTCTTTTCCTGTTACTTTGTCTACTATCTTTACTATAACATCTGCTTCCCATACATAGTAACTTCCAATTTTTGATACTTTTTCGTTTTGATTTTCTAATATTA